AGACCATCATATTCTTTCTTTGATAGACCAGTTCTCTCACGAGTTACAATGTCTTCAAATTTATTACCATGTGCTTGGACTTCCATGTCGAAAAATAAAATGACGAGAGGAAACAAAACACGACCAACTGCTTAAGTTCGACTTAAAAGCGTTTTCCTCTGGGTATCCGCTACCTTGAAAGTCTTATGTTGGTGGGTTTGTTTCCCCACTATTAATATAAACGATCTTGCAAGTAATGTCAATATGGTTGTGACACTAATTCAACTGTCACATGAATATTCAATATTACCTGAGATTATCACTCTGTCTGTAGATGATGTATTGTTGTCAACTGCGTGTAATGCCCATGAGGGAAATACAATAAAGTCGCAACTGTTTTGATTCTCTGGATATACCTTCTTATCTCCAATAAGAAAATGAAATGATCGTTGAGGTGTTTTGATAAAGTGAACCCATGATACTATTTCAGTTCCTAAGAAATGATCGTGGTATGAATGTCCTCTACTCTCTGGTTCATATACCTGTAACCAAATATTTTGTGTAAATTCAGCACTAGTCTTTAACGGTAACTCTTTTGTTACTGTCATTGCTATCTGTCTATAGTAGTCATTAAGACTCGAAAGATAATCATGATGCCTAAAAGATGTATAGTGTTTCTCTTGTTCACTATACATTTCTTTTTTAGTTTTTATATCAGACCACAATGGTCTAATCAAACTCTCATCATACCAGATGTTAGCACTCCAAATTATCATATATCATAACCAAAACCACCTTTCTGTGCAATAATAGTAGATCGCTTCCACTCTTTGAGTTGCCTAAGTTTCTTTTTGAGTTTATGAAACTCCTCGTTATCATATAGAAATGGGTCTTCCTCGCCTTTCTTGATAGCGTGCTTCAATAGTTTGATTTCTTTATGGAACATATAACTCCTGTAAATGTAGTTCATCAACGATACTTTGAACCTCTTTCATCTTTGATAGATAAAGAGATTCATCAATAATTTTATCTCCGTAGTAACGTTTCTGTAAATTAGAAACGTAAGCTAGTAGAGCATCTTTCAACAATTCCTTTTGCATTTTAGTTAATATAGCAGATTTAAGATACATTTATCTCCATTTAGATAAGGGTGCAGTTTTTTCTAACTTTTCACTCTCTATTATATCTGATTCATCTGGGTTTTCAAGGTCTCGTGTTGATTTCAAAGTAGTCAGATAATCTAAGACGTGTTGTCTTATCTCCATCAGTTCATTGAAACAATCCTGATTATAGGCACAACCACGCAAATCGTGGTCAGGTTTCATAACTGACTCTGTAAATAATGCTAATGCCCTATCATATTTTACTGCAGGGGATTCATTCTTACCCACCGAACCTTGATCTTTCATAGTCTTATCCTTTTTTATTATGTATCTGAGTTTGTATCAGGAACAGGATATATTTGTGTCCTGAGGTCTTCAAAACAATAACCAACTCCATGTAGGAAGTCAGCAGTTTTGTCAACTACCTCTTCAAGGTACGATGCTTCAAATTCTTTTTGTGACACTGTGGCATCTTCATCAGTGCATATTAGTTTAAAATGTGGCATTGTTTGTATGATATACCTTTATAGTATAGCACACAAATCTGGAAATGGCGAGCCTATGGACGGTTTATTTTACTGGCACATAGTTCACCTTGTTCACCATTGCGTCAAATATACCTTCTAGTGTATAGTCAAACGCTAGTGAGAATCTAGGTTCTTCCAATAGATTGGGTGCAACGCTATGCTTCAGACGTGAGGGAAATAACACAATCGTTCCATTCTTACATTCTACGTTTGCTCTGTGTGAATTTCTATTGTTTGGTTCAGTATAATTTAATACTGTAAAGTATCTACCAAACAATCCATCTTTATCATCATAGAATTGAATACGTCCTTGTTGGTCATTGACCGACAAATAATATACACCACTTATAAGTGAATTAGAATGATGATGTATCTCTGTGTAATCTCCTTTATCATTCCTATTCAACCATGCACCATGACATTGCATATTATATCCTCTACTCAAACCAATATCATTATAAACGTACTGCTCAACGTGTTTTCTTACTTTAACTTCAATACTTTGATACCAATCAAGTAAATGTATATGTGAACTGACCCATGCACATTGATCTCTATTTCTACTAAGTTTTACTTGAGATAAATTTGTATGATCTTCTTGGGATAATTCAAAACTATCCATGTAAATTGATGTTGGGAATAAATCTATTATCATCTGTATTTGTTTACTCCTATGTGATTTTTATACCATACCGAAATAGTATAACGATTACCCTCTGTAACTTCTTCCACTCCATGTTTTAACTCTCCTTTAAAGGTGATAACACTTCCTTTTTTTGGCGGTATTCTTTCACCTTCAATGATAGTATTACCACCTGTGAAGTTATCATTCAAGTATAGAATAGATGTCCAGACGTGTTCATCAAAATCTGTGTGTATTGGTTGATAGATTGGTGCTGTCCACTCTGTGCAATGAATATAATTAGGAAATGCCTGAGGGTCGTGCTTCCTAACCTCTGTAGTCAAATTTGCTTGGACTATCTTTAGATAATCTGTTACATCATAAGGTAGATTATTATTGTAGAGAACATGAGTTAGTTCTGTTAAATTAATAATCCTTCTATTTTCAAACTCTGATCCATATAAAGGAAACATAGTTTGATGAAATGACATGAACCAATTACACATGTCATCACTCAAAAAATTATCAGTTAGATAAACTTCATTCGACATTTGTCACTATCACATTAAAAGAAAATGTTTTTCTAATTATATCAGAATTATGAGGGGAAACACCATGCAACATGTGTGAGGGAAATAACAAAACATCACCTGCTTTCACCTCTGGATAATATATGTTTGATAACTTCATCTGAGTGAGTATCTTAATCCAAGGTTTAGTAAACGCTGTGTGATTAGAATCCCAAAAATAAAATTTTGAAAAATCTTCACCATCATTTAGGAATACTACAGCTGCAATGTCACAATCATCATGATAATGAATCTCTTGAAATCCACCACGATCATATCTGTTTAACCAAGGGTGTGAGATTTTAGCATTGAATTTCACACCAAGTTGACCCGATAACATACCAACAGGTTTGACTAAAATATCAAAGAAGTCATTTACATTGTATGAGTCACGTTCTATCTTACATAACTCTCCCCATGTAAAATCTCCATCATCAAATTTTTCAATCGTTTCTAACCTTTCTTTGAGAATATCAAAGTCAGGCATCTTAAATTGATAATAAAATTGATTACTAAAAATCTGTTTCATGTTTGAACTAGATTTAGTGTAATAAATGTCTGGTTGGTTTTTTGCTAGTGTTTCGTAATCTCCACTCATAAATCATAATTCTGGATTGACACCACTTTTACCACCTATCCCTGCTCCTTGCTCATTACCACCGCCAACTTCTTCTACACCTTTAAGGTCTCTATCATATCTGTCAGCAATACCATGAGGGTCTTGTGCAGGGTCTTCTGGGAATTTTTCTTGCTCTGGTAAAAGAACATAATCAATACTTTCTTCAAAGTCTTTGATTTTATTTAAAGTATCTTCTACTTCTTTCATAGTCGGGCAAGGTCTGGGGTCTAACCACTGTAACTTACCATGATCTATTTTCCATTTCGCACGAGGTCTTAATAAATTAATTGCTACATCAAAAGAGACCCATTCATACTGTTTCTTCATTGTAATTCTTCTTCCCATGTTTTAGTTGTTTCGTTCCACTGCCACGTACGAGTTTCGTCAGAGGGGGGCATTGGTGTAGGGGGTTCCCACTGTAGGGTTTCTGTATTTAAAACCCATGACTCCATACCTGCAGGTTTAGATGCTATAAACTTATCTAGACTTGGGTCATAGACGTCTCCAACACCTGCAAACTTACCACGAACATTATTATTGTAGGAAGTTTTCTTCCATTTGGTATTATCCCCAAAGAATTTTTTTAGAGTGGCGACTGCACGATTTTCATCTAATTCACCAGTATCACTCCACTCATAAAAGTCATCGAGAACTTCTACTCTCTCGACTACATTATCATCATTTATTTTAGCGTAATGTGCCATTACTCTTAAAACGTTAGGTTGTGCTTTAGTTATTTAGCACTTGGTGTCATAAGCATACTCAACGTGGTATCCGTCTGCTCTGACATAGTGCATGAAAATTTGGTGATAGTAAATTTTTGGATCACCTTTTAATGGTTCTCGCCAATGATCTACCTCCATACCTTTATATAATACACCATCACCATGATTTGTGTAAAGCTCCTTAACATCTCCGTTAGGAAGTTCAAAATATATTGGCCAAGGTGTATTTGAATTAGTGCTGATATTCATTGACACACTAATTTCACATGCAGGTCTATCATGATGTCTTTTTAGTTCTTGACCTCTGAAATAAAATCTATCAAAATAATATGTTGGATATAACTTCTCCCCTAAGATAGTTTCAATTTTTGATTGAACACCTTTATATAGTTCTTTATACTTAGGGTGATTATATCTTGCAAGACTATTTGGAACTTGACCCTCCTCTGATAAATTTTCCATTCTACCATGTCTATCATATCCAAACTTTCCTCTCTCTAAAGGGGGTTCTTCAACTAACAAAGGAGCAATCGCCAAATGTTTTAACTGTATTACTGTCCAATCTTTATAGTGTATCATTTCCACCTCGGTCCTGTTACCCAACCAACTAGAGTCTTTCGTTTACCACCTGTAACTTCAGTAACTCTATGAGGTGTCCTACTATCAAAAACAATAAACGTACCTCTACGTCTAGGAACTAGATATATGTCTTCATCAGTGTTTTTCATTTCAATATTACCACCTTGATAATCATCAGGTGATGACAGTTGTAAAATAAATGACAGTTTTCTTAACTTACCATCATCATTATAGGTAGTATGATCTGCATCTTGATGCCAGTTATAGTATTGACCTTTTTCATACACTGTGTATTGAATTTCGTTACTATCAATACCCTCTATGTCATACATAAAGTTATCTCTGTTTGACTTTAATACATAAGACATACAGAATCCTCCAACCCAATTATCTGCAGGAATCCAAGATGTTTGAGCGTCTCTAGTCTCTAATACTTCTCCTTCTCTAACAGTTGCAACATTTACTATGTCATCATATGGTTTACTCTCTCTTTCTATGAGTCCTACAATTTCCTCTGGAATTTGTGTCTCATACCACATTGTGTTAAATGCCATAATTTAAAAATCATGTTATAATATATGTATCGGGAATCTAAAACACCTATGAGAAATTTAGGTATCAGTAGAGTTCATAATTCCTCTACTACTTTACTACAAAATGGCGAAATTGTCTACCA